GTACCAATGTTAACACCGCCGTCAAATGGGCGATGTTGTACATAAGCATCTGAACGAGTATATGTCTTAGCGGTGATACCAGAGTTTGTAACCGCACCACCAACTCGAGCAGTGAATGTGAATGTAGTGCCAGAAGGTACTGTTTCAACGAAGAAGTTACCACCCATTAAAGCGTGGTTTGTTCCACTAGAAGTAATGATGTTAACGATAGGTGCGCCTGCAACTAAACCATGATTAGCAGAACATGTTACTGTAATCTTAGATGGAGAGTTAGCGTCAGAAACATATCCAGTAATCGGCAGATCAGCACCTGCATAGAAACCACCACGACGAGCATATGTTGATTGGTTGTAAACAGATGTTCCATTTACACCAACGATACCTTTAGCGAAGAATGTAAATGTATTAGCGTCAGGAACTGAAGATACTACGAATGCACCTTCAGCACGTGCAGCGTTTGAAACACCAGCTGCACCGAATATAATAACGGGTTGAGCCAAAGAAAGACCATGAGCTTGTGAACAAGTGACAGTCATAACAGACGGGTTTCCACCGTCTGATGTAATGTTAGTCATGAACAAGTCAAGACCTGGCTTTTCGTAAATACCTGGAATGCCACGAATGTCTGAATAGTTCTGCCACTTAGTTGGCTGCAGACCATATTCAAAGTCGGCGTCAATCATGGCCATTGGTTGGGCAACACGTTGACGTTCGATAGCATCAACACCAAAGGCATATGGACGAACGATGTTACCGATTTGTTTTGGAGCATCTGTGTAGATAGCAATCTTATCAGAAGCCAACATAGAAGCTGTGTCAGCAGCGAATGTTACTGTACTTGCACCCACTTGCTCAGAATACTGGGAAGAATCTCCAGTGAACGTAGTGTCATCTGGATTGTATGTGATGGTACCATTCTTAGTAGGATCACCAATCGCATAGATGTTTGTTTCGCAATAATTAGTAGTTGAGTCAGATCAACTTTTCCAGGGAATTTTAAACTACCAATACCTGCTGCATTTGGAGAGAAGATGTATTTTTCAATTAACTGACGTGCCATTGTATATCCTTAGAAGCCGAAAATAATAGAGTAACCGAGATAGTCTGATTTGACTGACTGGTCAATGTTGTTCAACGAAATAATACCTGTGAAACTTAGAACACCTAAGTCATAGATGTTATTTGTAGTTCCTGATACTAAACCCTCATCTTCGCTAACAGTGATCACACCATCTGTGACCAACCCCATATCATATTGCGAAGATGCGAAAACAGCAGAAGCAACAACAGCATTAGAATCAGCGTTGACCCATTGTGTGCCGTTGTATGTAAGAACTTGTTGTGTTTTAGGGACAGCGAGGTTAACGTCACTAAGAGTAGCCAACGCACCTGCATTTGGAGAAGACCACTGGACACCAGATCCAGTAGACATAAGAACTTGTCCAGAATTACCAATACTACCATTAACAGATAGTGTTCCTGCTAGAACAGGAGAAGACAGAGTTTTATTTGACAGTGTTTCGGTTGCAGAAGATGAACCGAGATATGCTATAGTATTGGAAGAGTTCTTGAAATACAGTTTACCATCAGCATAGTTTAATGCTAACTCACCGTAAGCCAAGTCTGTCGTCAGTGGCACCTTTGCGGCGACTGAGGACTTCTTGAGTATGATTTGATTACTCATTCATCTTCCTAAAAAGGTTAAACGCTGGGGTAAAAACCCCAGCGGACTAATTGTATTTAGTCTTAGTATGTACCACCGTCGATGTTGAATCCATCGAGAGTAGAAGTTGCAGCACCAGCACCAGTAATATTAGCAGCAACTGTTACGTTACCAGAAACACCAAGAGTGGAGTTAAGAGTTGTTGCACCGCTAACTGTCAATGTAGAAGTTAGTGTAGCTGCTCCGTTAGCTGCAAGAGTTGTGAACGCACCAGATCCACGAGTAGTGGCACCAATGTTAGAAGCGTCGATAGTCTTGTTTGTTAAAGACTCAGCTCCAGCTAAAGTGGCCAGTGTACCAGTAGTTGGTAATATGATGCTTGTGGCACCAGTCATTGTCAATATAGTGGAATATGCACCTGCAGTTGTAAGGTTACCACCAAGAGTGATAGTCTTAGAACCGTTATTAACACCAGTACCACCATAAGTTGGAGATACGATAGTGGCATTCCACACACCAGTTGTAACAGTACCAAGCGTAGTGATAGAAGATTGACCAACGTAAGTTGATGCAATATCAATAGAGTCTGAGTTAACTGTAATGCGGTTAGCAGTACCAACAACATCTAGAACACCAGAACCATAGACTAAACCAGCGCCAGCCAATGAAGATTTTAATTGTAGCGCATCAGAAACGATTTCGATACCACCAGAACCTGCAACAACTACATCAAGAGTATTACCAGATTTTGTTAAGGCGTTACCAGCAACGATCTGACCAGCACCAGAGAACTGAGTGAAGATGATTGCGTCAGTACCAACTGTAAGTGGAGCATCAGAAGTGATAACGAAACCATTATCACCGTTTAGTGTACCTTCTTCAACGAATAAGAATAGACCTGGAGATACTTCGTTCGGCGCATCAGCGTCAGAAGCACGTGACCATGCACCAGAAGAAACAACGTAGATACCGTTTTGAGAACCAGTTGTTTGGTCTTTAACTAGAACACGATCGCCAACAACAAGAGCAACACCATCAACAGTCTGTGTATTACTTAGAGTGATGTTACCAGTAGTGGCAGCACGAACAGATTGTTTAACATCCAAACCAGCACGAGCAGCGTCAACATAAGCCTTTGTGGCAGCATCTTGAGCATTAACTGGATCTGCAAGACCAGTGATGGTATTTGAACCCATCGCTAGGTTACCACTTAGAGACATACCAGCGAATGCTGGAGTTGCGCCAGAGTGGATGTTCTGTGGTAGGCTTAATGTTACTGCAGCAGTTTCAGTTCCAGAACCAGATACGTTTACTTGGTTAGCAGTACCTGCAATAGTAGCAACATAGTTACCAGTAGTGTCAGATCCAAGAGCAACTGAGTCTGCTTGGATAGTTGCAGTGATAGTTACGTCTGAAGAACCATTGAATGATACAGAACCAGCTACGTCGCCGCTCAATGTGATTGTACGAGCAGTTTGTAATGTAGTCGCAGTTGATGCGTTACCAGCTAATGCTGCATTAATTGTACCAGCAGAGAAGTTACCAGAAGCGTCACGCTTAACGATGGCCAGCGCAGTGTTTGCGCTAGTAGCGTTAGATGTGATTGTTACTGCATTATTTGTAACAGCTGCACTTAGACCGTTTGTACCAGCAAAGGTTAGAGTGTCGCTTAATAGTGCTACGCCATCTGTACCAGTATCACCAGCAATGTTTAGAGTAGTCGCTAATGCTGCAGTACCTGCCGCAGTTAGTTGACCCTGAGCGTTAACTGTGAATGTTGGAATAGCAGTAGCAGAACCATAGCTACCAGCAGTAACACCAGTATTAGTGATAGAAAGAGTTGTTGTGTTGCTAGCATCACTTACATTAGAAGTGATACCAGTACCAGCAGTAATAGTACCACCAACTGCATCATAGATGAACTCAGTTAGGGATGTATTGTTGTCGCCGATGTATAAGTTAGTAACAACTGTCTTACCAGTACCGTTTGGTGTGATTAGTAAATCACCATTAGTATTAGTTGTGCTTAGCGTGTTACCGTTAAGTTGTAAGTTATCAACTAATAGGTTGTCGATCTTGCTATCAACGTCAGTGATAATAGCAGATGACGCTGTTAGAGTTCCCTTGTTGTGATCCAACATGTCGGTAAAGAACTTACCGCCGATAACCACGTGATTGACTGCGTTACCAGCAGTCTCTGTACCCATACCAATGTATAAACGATCACCGCCGTTTGAACCATTGTCTGTTAAGGCTGAATACGCTAATTCACCTGCTCCCAATGTACTTGGGTTGCCAGATGTACCAGAACGTTTAATTCTAATAATAGATGCCATCTTTTATTTCTCCATTAAAATTCTCCGCCTTCCATGTTTTGCGCATCGAGGGTGGTTGTGGATGTCCACTTATTTGTTGTTGTTTTGTATACCAAAATAGACCCATTAACTCTAACGCTGGTATCAACGTCCGCAATATTGGACACTGATTCTACGACGGCAGGGTTGGCCACGTTTGATGAAGAAAGTGTAAGAACACCCTCAGAGACTGCTATCTGAAGTGCTTCATCTGCTTGTACAATAGCTATTGTATCTGTCATTATTTTAAATCTGTGTTATTTGAGCATTCACTGTTACAATGCCTTCTACCACTCTTGTTTTAGTGCCAGAAGGTGAGGTAATTTCTACGTCATAAAGCCATCGACCCGCAGGGATGGCTGATGATTGATCTGAATCGAGTTGGAGGCGAACTTTTCCGTTCGCTGCGTCGTAGATAGACGCTGTGAAATTATAGGCTACAGATGAGCTATATGACTTTCTCATCTGAGAATTAGCCATATACCC